AGATTTAGAATCAGTCTCTTGTAAAGTATTCAAATACATATCCCTAACAATATTAAAAATATTATCAACAGTATTGGATAAATCTACTTTAACAAGACTCAAAAAATAATTGATATCAAAGTATTCAGGCAATTCCTTTACACTAAAAGCAGATTGTATCATATTCTTTATATTACCAATAACAATATAATCGCTTTTAACATTTAACCCTAAAGCAATATCACCATTTAATACATTAACTGACAAACCTAATATATTAACAAACTCAGCCTTATCGTCTTTAACAACTATTTTTAAATACTTATTTTCTGTATCTAATTCTTTATATTTAGATATCTCCTTCTTTTTAGCGTACTGAGTTGATTTTATAAAAAACCTGTCCACCTTTGAATGAGGATGCATTATAGTTAACCAAACAGTAGAAATATATGTTGTATTATCCTTTGTAACTATATCTTTTGCCATATTATAAGAACTTCTTCAATAGTTTAGTACTTAATTTGTGTACTAACATTAAAATCCTTCTCAACATTTTCTTATCAGCATCAATTTGTAATTCAGTTCCTGTCAAAGAGATAATATCAGTAACACCATCATCTTCTGCGTCCCTAGCAATTAAGTTTAATGAATTGATAGTACCTTTTTCAACAGTATCTAACAATGAATCCACAATAGGTGTATCTTTTGTAGGTTTATAAGCCTTAAACTTCTTATCATAAGTCCTAACAACACTATCAAAATATAAATCCCTCTCGTCCTTATCAGATAAATCATAAGCACTAGGATTCAAAGAAGAATCATCACTTGTCATATATCGTAAAGCATCAATATTAGACAACGCTTGTAATTCTTCATCTGATAATACAGTATTATCACCTAAAGAATTTTGGTCATAATCATCAACATTAGAAACTAGAATATCAGTGAATTCAGATAAATAATCAATGTTATCCACATTTAACATGATATCACTAGCAGATTTAGTTGCTAAATAATCTGTGTAAGCATGAGTTTTAACAATACCACTTAAAGAGAACCCAACAGCTGGCTGTTCTGATAACTCAGGGGCAATATCAAACTCTTCACTTTCATCCATACCTCTAAATTCATAGATTGTTTTATACCTAGCAAAAAACTCAGTATCACCTAATTGTAATCGTGCAATATATGTTAATGTATCTAAAGAACCTAACACAACTTTAACACGAGAGTATAAACCAGCAACAGTACCCCAATAATAGAATAGATACTTCAAAGCAACAAACACAACATCATCAACAGAATCATCACCAGATGCCATTGTTTGAACATTCACTTTATCTTTTACAATGTTATAAACAATACTATCAAATACACTATCAGCAGGCTGACTACTAACATCGCCTGTATAATTCCTAACAATATCACCTAAAACGCTCTTAGATAAAAAAGATACAGCATCTTCTGTAGAGTCGATATTTAACTTCTTAATACCACTAGCAATAGAATATGCACCACCACATTTTAATGCAGTCACGACAGCACGAGCAATATCATATCCTACACCATTTTCACTAAATACATCCTCAGCAATTTCCATCGCCTTATTTCGTGAAATCTTACTTGTACCTTTATTGAAATCACAACGAGATTTTAAAATTAAATCCCTATTATACAAACTTTCAACACGAATGCTACCACTATAAGTCTTAATGTATGCACAGAAATCATCTGCAATATCCATTCCCAAGAACTTATATGTGTCTACTTGTCTATCCATATACACACAACAAGCCTCAGAACCCTCAGCTAAACCATATTGGTCTTCTAGTTTACCAAATACATCACTAATAGGTGTAGCATTTACATTGTATAATTTAGACTGAGTTAACAATGTACTATAGATATCTTTAGCTTTTTTATCTTTAATGTTTGTCTGCTTTAAATCAGGCAAATCAAAAACAGATGTCAAGTCATCACCAAATACATCCTTGAATACCTGTGAATTCAATCTATATCTAACTAAATATGTAGACACTAGAATATACCCCTTTACTTAAATAAAATGTATTATATGAATAAAATCCATATAAATTTAGTACTATTCTTATATATAGTACCTAAATTACTTAACCTTAGACATTTGTAATGCCTTTCTTCTATTTCTACTACGATTATTTCTAGCTTTAGCTATTCCCTTACCTAATCCATGCCATCTTTCCTTATGCTTAACAAAAGCTTCTTTTCTCTTTAATGTACTTAGATTAGATGAACCTTTATCACGCATAGAACCTACAGCCTTAGACTTAAATAAGTCCGTAGTGATACGATTATTATTGAAAGTCATTACAGATAAAACAGCTATTAAATGTTTACAGATAGTCCCCTCTAAATTAGGATTTTTGATTTTAGGGAAACGATTCTCTTTATCTAAACCATAACCCATATTCCAAGCCATATACTTATATCCTTTATATAGAAAGTCTTCACAACTGCAGTAAACAGATAAATCACCATTAAGTAAAAGCCTTGTTATCTCAGATTTTTTAAAATCTTTCAAAGCATTAATGTCTTTTATATCATTTAACTTAATCTTTTGTTGATACTTCCTATTAGGTGTATATTGACTATTTGTAATGAATTCTAGACAACCATCATTATTAACACCCTTATATGTAGTAGTTAATTTTTTTGCTCTTTGTTTTCTTTTAAACTCAGCACCACTTAATAACTCTTTCTTTGTAGCCTCATTAATAGTCTGTATATCATGACCTTCTTTTATAAGACGATTATACTTATTATCAAATGCTATTGCCTGATACTTAGTTAAAAAGTCTTCATAATACCTAGCATCACGATTTTTATCTATTAAAAAAGAAAAAGGAAGATGCTCCTCATTCAGAACATCTTCCAAATCAAGGCTAAATGAATCGTTTGTACCTTTTCGTAACAAATTCTTTGAAGTCATCCTTACCTCTCTCTAAACTATCATTAATAAACGTACCTAAAATAATGTATAACTCTTTAACAGGATATTCATCAATATCACGATTATTAATCTGTGCCTCTATAATATTATGTGTTAATAATGAACTGCAAGCCTTGAAACAAGAGATAGCATCTAGATTATCAGAATTAATAATTTCCTTTATAACCCTACCAGGCTCTTTTTTGATAATAGCTTGTATCATGTTTTTATCTAGACTTTCATCTCTTTCGCCTTGCATGATACGTCTGCGTAAATCCGCAACTAAATCCATATCGCCATCTAATATGGCTTGTTGTAACTCGTCAAATAAACTCATGCGTAATCCCTCTTCATCTTTAAATGCTTCTTGCCATAGTATGATTCTACATCAATCTCATGTAAACGTGCATTTCTAACCACATCCCTACTCTTAGAGAACTCTATATAGCTAGAGCAAGTCCCATGACATCCTATATGTCTATCCTTACACTGAAAGCAAGGAGCATTTTTTACCTTAAAATCACCCATAAATAACCCCAAATAAAAATAGGTACATCGTATATAACTATTACTATTATATACGATGTACCTACTAATTACAAGACTATTTAATTACCACGGACTGTCTTGACTATCTTCTTCGCTAGTACCTTCTTCAAAATCACTTTGAACGTACTCACCATCATCGATAGCTTTCAATATCTCTTTAAACTTATCAGTAGCTACTTCATTTACATCAATATTAGCTAAATTTAACATTGCTTTAAGCCATTTAGCCTTATCGATATAATCAGCATAAGATTCTAGGAATGCACTACTTGAATCAATCATTTGTAGGTTTGATACATACTCTTCAACTTTAGTAGCTGTTTCGCTAGTAGGTAATGGTCGCATATAAATCCTAAATGCACCAATATCAGCACCACGTCCACGATACCTCAAGTAGTTTTCACACAAATCCATAATACCATTAATTAAGATTTGTTGTACCCTAATAACAGAACGAGCATACCTCAAGTCTTGCTTAACAAGAGAGTTATTCCCCATAGAACCTAAAGACTCAGCAAAACCTAAATACTGTTTAGGAACTTTCAAACTAGCAAAAAGTTTATCAGTAAAATAATCTACGTCAACAATAGACTGAACGTCAATGCTATCACCAACACTATCAACAGTTACATCGCCCTTACCATCTCTAGTAGGTAAATAGATATTACTGTTAATAGGTACAGGAGATGGGTCAGACCTAAATCCTACTCCCTTAGACAATTTAGAGTTAGCTTGAAATCTACGTCTAACATCTGACAACATTTGTTGAGTCTGACCAGGATTAGCATTACCTACCTCTACTTTAACAAGATTAAACTGTGTTGAACGAGCAATACGTGATAATACAAGAATGTTATCAATTAAAGCGTTAATCCTAAACATAGTTCTTGCACTATCAACAATAGAAGTACCTACTACCCTATAACAAGTAACTTCTTCCTGTGTATTATCTGACTTCCTAACATTTAACTTAACCTTTTCACGCTTAGACAATTTAGAAGAAATGAAATGTACAAACTCATCACTCTTCTCAAACTTAGCACTACCACTTACTGAAGTAGAACCACCTACACCACCAGAGAACTGACCAGCGTCACGATAGCTACCACTATCAAAAAGGTAATCTTCATCTTCATACCCTAGAATGTTGCCCATATATTCAATACGAGAAACTAAATAGGGGTTAATAACGTCTTCATAATATACTGACTTTATTCCACTATTTACAGAACCAGCATAATATTCCCTACGTCTAAGTTTAAAGTCACCATGTTTAACAATTTCATATGCCCAAGACCAAATCCTATCTTCTACCTTTACATTATTAAATAGGAAGTCTTCAATGAACTTCTTTAAACCTTCGTCCGTAGACTCAACCATAACTACCCTATTTGTCGTCTCATCAGGAGTACAAGAGTCATCTGCAATAATTTCCATAGCAGAACCAATAACAGAATCCCTTGACATTTCTTCATTTTCTAAGAAAATCTCATTTAATGAATAGTCACCACGAATCCCATCAATAATCTGACCTAATGTATTATTATCATCTGTGCCTAATAGTTGTTGTAAATTACTAGGAGATAAGCTAACACCCTCATTAATGCTCTTTGAATGAATACTTTCAATATTACCGTCAAAAAAAGTATTGCCCCTATTATCTTCAACAATCTTAACTTCCCTAATGATATCAGTATCAATACCCTCTTTAACAGTATTTACACCATCTATAATATCACTAGAAGTATTAGTATCCTTATTTCCCCTTCTATTTACAAATAAGTCATACCATGCCATACATACTCCTTATCTATAGAAACCACCATTAATCTCTATTTCGTCAATCATATCATCTATTTGTTTGTCAATCATCTCTTCTACAGAAAGTTTATTAGGTGCATCTATACCAACATATGAACCTATATTATTAGCCATCAAGAAGTCATTAAATGTCCCTTTATTACCCTCTGCATCTGATACAGAACTTTGTAACGCATTCTGAATAGCACCACACAAACTATCAGCTACGTCCTTAGAACCTACCCTAGTTCCTGTAACACCATCATTACCCTTACCTTCATACTCTACAAAGCCATCATCTGTAACAACCTTAGGATGGTCTACTTTACGTCGAATCCTATCATGTAATAGGTTTAATAACTCATATCGAAGAATAGGATAATCATATAGTTTTATACGTTTTTCATACATTATCTCTACTAAATCAAGATAAGGTTTATCAGTTCTATCAACAGACAAATAACCTACATTAAATCCCATCTCCTCAAGAATCTGTCTTGATTCCTCAGAGTTGAAAATATCGTATGTTAACTTACCTATCTTCATACCTACAACATTTACAAGATAAATAACGAAATTACGTATCTTATATATAGCTATCTTCTTAGGCGGTTTAGGTGGATTGATACGTAGCATGAAATCAACACCAAATACAGGCTTTTTAACTCCATCCTCTTCTACAATACTATCTACATATACACAAGATATACCAGTACTATCCGTCCTAAACGATTGGTCAATATGAAGATACCTAGGTCTTTCAGGATACTTTAACCTAAAATCATCCCTAAGATAATCTTTAACATTAATATCATCGCCTGTAGAAATAACTATTTCTTTAGAAACAAATGGATGATGTCGATTCTCATCTATACAGTCTTGTAACACCATAGGTGAACTAAATAGTTTACCCTGCGAACCAGTAGAAACACCACCAATATCTTGTAAAGACCTTAACAAATTAGCCTCAAAACCAGCCCTCAAATCCACAGGAACTTTTAAGAACTTAGACTGCATATGAGGTGGTAACTCTTCTATTACTTTATTAATAGAATCATAATCCTCTAACCCATCAATATATTTATGCTTAGACATACCCTCAGAAACTCTATAGTTATTCACATCATCCGTAGAATTAACTATATTAGCCTCTAAGTAATTAGAACCTTTAAACACATAGAAGAACTTCTTGCTGAAATTCTTAGGCTTCACGTCCGTTACGATAAATATGTACATATTTTAAATATTACACATTTACACTTTGATATACCTCACAATATATCTTCCTCATTCATCGTGTCCCATTTTGCATAAGCTACTCTGGTTTATATAACACTCCTAAGGCTTAAATTCCCTAGTAACGATAGGTACATATATAGGATATCCTCTAATTGATACTTTCTATATTATAATTAGCTAGATTAATTGATGCATTAACATCTCTATCAACAATATTACCACAACAATCGCATCTATATATTCTGTCAGATAATTTTAAGTCTTTTTTAACATTACCACATTTATGACATGTCTTAGAACTCGGATAAAACCTATCAGCTAATACAACTTCAATACCATATAATTCAGCTTTATACTCTACCTGTCTCCTAAATTCATATAATCTCTGACACATTAGTGACTTTGATAGGTGACGGTTTTTCATCATACCTCTAACATTCAAATCTTCTAAAACTATACGAGATGGTTTGGCTCTCACTATCTCAGTTGTTGTCTTATGTAAATAGTTAGTTCTGATATTTAACAATTGTCTGTATAAAGTTTGAATTATACCCTTTTGTTTTTGAATGTTTTTACATGACTCTAAATCTTTACTGTAAATAGGTCGTCTACCACTATCAATATAATGACTTGTATTCATAAGAATCTTACGTGAAAACTTACGTTGCTCACGTTTTAACTTTCTCTCTAATCTCTTTACTTCATAAGTCTTATTAATGTTATGATACTTCTTAACAACAGTACCACTTTGATTAGAAACAACAGCTAATTCTTTAATACCCAAGTCTATACCCAACTTAGTATCTGATAATCTAACATCTAATTTGCTGACCTCAAAACTAACGGATAAAAACCAAAATCTACCATCAAAACTAATTCTAGGTCTTAGGTACTTTTGATTTTTACTTACCTTAGGTAATGATTCCTTAGTTTTAACATAACCAAGTCTCTCACCTTGAAACCCATTAGGTAGTCTCTTTAGATGTTCATAATTTACATAAAAGCTAGGTTTAGACTTTTTCTTAGATTTAAACTTTGGATAACCCTCTTTAAGTTTAAAGAAACGCTGTAATGCTATGTTTGCGTCCTTGACACCTTGCTTCATAACATTACTTCCTACTTCTTTAAGCCATGTATGTGTAGTCTTTTTAAGATGATTATTAATATACTTCCTAACCTCTTGCTCAGATATATGTTTAGGTTTACTGTTATCTTCTAACCATTCCTGATATACCCTATTACTTTCTGATAAAAAGTAATTATATGACCACCTAGCAACACCAACACTCTTCCAAAACAAAATTTCTTGCTCTTTTGTTGGTAATAACCTAATCTTAACTGACCTATATATTTTATTATCGTTACTATTTGATTTTTCTTCCAAGTCGACACCTCCTTCCTATACAACTTAAATTATATAGAAAACATAGAGAATGTCAACTCTACATGTAATATTTTAAATTATACATATTTATCTTATTCACACTAGAACGCAACTCCTAATGCAGTCTTTCTGTCACCAGTAGACCTCTTATGCTTTCACATAAGCGTAGACTATTTGTTCATCTTATTAAAATAAGATGTGAATATTTTTCTTCTACCATTTTTATAACGTCTTGTCATTATAAATGCTTGTAGCTTTACTTTCCCTCTTCCCTATAGAGGTTATCTGATTTTAATCAGGGAGACTCAATCTCCTAGTCGTTGAACCTCTACTACACAAAAATGTAATAGTTGGTAACTAAACATCCATTATCTATAGCACTTAGGACATATCTATATAAGTAAATAAATATGCTTTTATTTCACCATATGCCATCTAGTTAATTCTTTCTACTTTCGTAACATTCGCACTTATTGTTTCCAATTATGCTGTAGTTTAACTAGCTTTAGGATTTCCTAGTGTTTAAATTCAAGCTATTTCACAATCACTCATGAAATAGGGGTTTTTATACAGTATATAACTCTATATACTGCTATCTTTCCCATTGAGCAGGAGCGGCAACTATAGTATGTGGGTCATTCCTAGATAACCTAATCTGACGTTCAGTAGCTGAGTTTTCATATGTAGCAGATGATACCAAAATATTTAATGAGTGATTGACACCACCATCTATGATAAAACGTGAATTTGACCTATTCACAATATTAGCATATAAATCAGTAGCCTTTTCACTATCCTTAGACGGACCACCACCACCTAAAAAGTTAGCTTCATCGAGCATAGAACATATAACACTCATACCAATACTATCATTAGCACTTGAACCATATGCATAAGAAATACCCTCAGGGAATACTAATAAAGAATTAAGCCTAGGATTCCTCTGAAAGTTTTCACTGAAATAAGGAGAATTATCAATTAATGCCCTATATTCACCAAAACCAGTACGTTCCGCCTGTTTCTGATTGACTGAGAAATACAAGAACATAATATTCGTTTTAGACATCAAGTTAAACATAGCATTGATATTTCTAAAACATGACAACTCATACATCTTACGCATCATGATTAATTCCGCAACGGTACTTTTACCTATACCTATGCTATTGTGTACAAATACACCAGAAGACAATGCAAAATTGTGATATGTATCTACTTCTAAATCATAAACATCCACACAAGAATCTATTATCTCAACAGAATCTACTATTCCAACAGTAACATTATACTCATTACTTTTTAAAGACATTAACAACAAATCACTGTTTAAGTCTTTTGCCTCAACATAAGAACCATTTCTTAACATAAACCTATGGTCAGGAGTACATCTAATCTCCTCACCATTATCTAATTTTACAATAGCAATTCTAGTTGATACCTTAGTCTTATGAACAGAATGAGCCAATCCAGGTACTACAACACCATCTGACGTACAAGAATAAACCCAAAACTTACCATCATATCCATATTCATCTAATAACTCTAAGAAAGATAATTCCCTACCATCAAATAGACTAACCCTAGTATCACCAGTAAAGCATCCACTTAATATGACGGAATTAATCTTTTCATCATCTTTTCTAGTATCTCTGAAGATATCTACAATAAAGTCTTTCCAATAAGGATATATGCTCTTTTGGTCAGAACCTACATAGTAATCAGAATTAATCCAATCCTCAATCCTAACTATATCCCTTATCTGCTCAACTCTACCACTATCTTCCCTACGATGCATCTCTTCTTGTAGAAGTTTTACAAAGTAGTCTTTTTCCCTATCAGTCATGGCAGTATAAGAACTAGAATCGCCTAATAAATCTTCTAATCTAGCACTACCCATATATTAACCCTTTGACTTTGTAATCGCATATAAAATTTCTTTTAGTTTATCACTAGGAACAGATGCCAATAACAATGCTAATTTATCAATATCCGTAGAACCATCATTATATTTCCTACGTTGCTCTTCTAATGCTATTGCAGTACGTTGATTAATCCTTGATAATTCAGCATACATTGTAAAAGCCATTCGTACACGACTCTCTAACTCATCAGGAGGAAGATTCATCGCTGCCGATTCACTAAATAAAATTTCATTAGAAACATTTAAGAATTTTTGTAACTGTGACATCAACGTAAAATTAGTTAGTGTATTATGTGTTAACCCATATTTAAACTTTACATCTGTCGCACTTACATAACGATTCAAGTCATCTGATGGTGCTAAATCTTTACCATCAATCCAATTTTCTAAATCTTGATTTACATCACCACTACCAGTAATTGTAGTATGACTCTTTTCCTCAGCATCTAATACGTCCATTGCTGAAGTCATTGAATTTAAAACAGTCCCTGTATCAGAACTATCTTCTTCATTACTATTAATATCTGTACTCTCTTGTTGATTATCTTTAGTATCTGTAACCTCTTCATCTTTATCACATTGTGATAAAATAGAGATTAAATCATTATTATCAATAGGAGATTCCATATCTTAACAAACTTACCTACTCTTTATCATCTGAAACTTCTTCTGTATTATCCTCAGAATTATCATTTACTATATCAATATCATTAACACCTTCTGTATCTTCTGAATCAGTATTATTAGTACTCTTCTTCAAAGCAAAAGGTTCAATGTTATTTACAAAATTTACAAGTGCATCACCATCTAAAGTATCTTTTGTGCCTAGGGCATTAGCAACTGACAATACAATACGTTTGGTCGCTAACTCCGTTTTCTTATAAATATTCCCAGCATTCACAATAGATGCATTTGAAAAATTCCATCTCTTAACATAAGAATAAATCTTTACATTAATAATGCCACGCTCTAAAGCCTTATTACTAGGAATATTGAAATTCGTACCACTACAAATATCAATAAACTTTAGATAATCATCACCTAACATATATTTAACAAACTCTAATACAGGATTACCAATCGAAACACTCAAGTATTCAGCATATAAATCTTTCTCTTCATCACTCATAGTAATTGTAGAAATAGAACCATAAGAACTCATATCACACCATCCTTAAATAATGAACTCAACTCTCGTTGTCGCATTTCCCAAAATAATAAACCTACTACACGATTTACCATATCTTCATTGCATTTCAAAGTACCGTCTTTCTTATGAGTGATATACCCATCAAAAGTAAACCCATAAGATTTTAACTTAGAAATAACTTTATCTTCTAAGCCATCTCCAAAGCATTTGAACTTCATACAAATTAAATGCACTAAACTATAATCAACAGTTGCTACCTCATCTTCAAAATAGTAATCTAAACTGCCACCATCATCGAAAGTCGTGTCAAAATCAACAGTATCAAACTTATTCTTATGATACAAGAAGTTGTGCATGTCATTCCGCATACCAGTATACAAGAATGTACATAAATTCCCCTTCTGACATCCTCTCACCACCTAAAGTGATAAGGTTCCTACCCAACAACTGCACATAATAAATAATAATTTGTTATATGTCTTACACTATGACAGTAGGCTATCCCCATATGTCCTATGGTTCTTATATATTGAAATTAAATTAATCTTAATCCTTCATTTAATATGTTAGTTGATGCGTTAATATCTCTATCATGATATGTATTGCAACTAGGACAAGTCCATTCTCTTACATTGAGATTTTTAACATCTGAATTTTTATATCCACAGTTAGAACATATCTGTGATGATGCAAAATATGTACTTATTTGTACAAATTTCTTCCCATACCACATAGTTTTATATTCTAACTGCCTACAAAATTCATACCAACTAACATCACTAATTGACTTAGCTAATTTATGATTCTTTAGCATATTCTTAACTCTCAATGTTTCTGCACATATGATATCATAATTCTTAACTAAGTATAATGATATTTTATGCAGATAGTCTTTACGAGAATTAACAATATATTCATGAAATCTTGCAAGTTTTATCTTAGCTTTCTCATAATTTTTAGAGCCATAAACTTTGCGACTTAATGACTTTTGTAACAGTTTAAGTCGCTTTTCATTATGAACTAAAAATTTTGGATTTTTAAACTTAGTACCACCATTCAAAATACAGAAATCTTTTAATCCAAAATCAATACCACAGTTTTGATTGTTTTTCTCAAAAGACGTAATATCAACCTCAGCTGAAATATTAGCAAAATATTTTCCGCTAGATGATTTAGAAATAGTAATATTATTGATTTTAGTTAAACCATTAAAATTACTTTTATCTCTAAATCTTATCCACCCAACTTTAGGGATTCTGATTTTCTTGTTATTTTGGTCTAATTGTAATTTATCATTAGTACGATAGGAAAGTCTATCTCTCTTTTTTGATTTAAACTTAGGATATCTGTAACCACGTTTGAAGAAATTCTGATACGCAAAATCTAAATCTTTAACAGCATTTATTAAAGACCATTTGTCTACTTCTTTAAGCCATGTTTTATGTCTTTTTAATTCTGTGAGAATCTTAGACATATTATAGAAACTTAAAGAAATGTTATGATACATATACCATTTTTGTTTCAAATTTAAAAAGAAATTGTATATGTATCTTGTACATCCAAATGTCTTATCAATTAAGACTTTCTGTTCTTCATTTGGATAAATCCTAACTTTAAAACTCTTATTAAAGTTTTTAGTAAAACTCTTGTTCATGAGATACACCCCCTTTCATAGTAATTATACTACTAATGTACTACAAAAGAAGATTAATTTCAATATATAAAACCATAAAACTCCTGTGAGAGTTGTTCGTTCAACTAGAATCGCTACTTCTAGCCAGCACCACTACGTGCATCTTGTACTTTCATACA